CTGGTGTTGGAAAAACTGATTTCGCCAAGATTGCCATCGCCAACTTGGTAACCACTTGCGCCATTAGGGAGTGCCATGATAATTTCCTTTCAGATTAATTTGAAAACCGGGGCCGAAACCCCTGGTTTGATTTAGCCGAAGATGCGGCAAGCCATTTGTGGACGAATGGTATTGAAACCATACAAAACGTCAACACGGCAAGGCATACGATCGTTGTTGATGTCGTACTGACGCACAACACGCAGGCTGATACCGTTGTGAACGGCACGGCTTGCCATGTCAACGCCTTGGGGCAGCAACAAGTCAGCAGTGGCGAACGCAATGGCGTCGCGGTGGTACACCAAGTTCTGTGGGAACGAGCCGCTGGCAGCGCCAACGAACACAACTGCTTGACCGGAGGCGGGCAAGGACACCACGGTACACAGAGCGTTGCCAGCCGAGTAGATCGGAGCAACAGTCACAGTAGCTGTGGTGGTAACAGTTGAAGACGAGATTGCCACGAACTGGAACAGCGAACCTGTGGACTCACGAGTCTGTGGGTTAGCGGCGAAGCAACCAGCGATGGTGAACACGTCACCAGGGTTGATGGTTTCACCAGAACCGACAGTCAAAGTCAGAGTGGTTGCGCCTTCAGCAGTCACGGCAGCAGCAGTTGTGGTGCCAGTAGCAGCACGAGTACCGCAAGTGTGGACCTTGATCGACTGGCTCATGTTGACTTCTTCGTAGCCCAACACTTGCTCACCCATCATGCCGTTTTTGAACTGGCGAGAGATGACATCTGTGGGGTTGAAGAAACCAGCCAAACCGTTGACCAAAGCAGCGTTAGCGGCAGGGTTCACGGTAGCGTAACGAGGCGACATGGTAGCGGCGTTCTCGTTCAGCTTCTGCTGGGCTTGCAACAGCACCAAAGCGGTTGCGGGGGCAACGCCTGGAGTGCCGACAGAGTTACCCACCAGACGGTAAGCGTTGGCAACGTCAGCGTCCACGGTAGAGGCCAACTGGCTGATACGTGGCTTCAAGACACGCTCTGCGAAGTCGTCCAACTGCATGGTCAATTCAGCGGATGTGAAGTTAATACCGATGTGCTTCTGGCTGGAAACAGTCAGAGTGGTGAACTGTTCGTTGTCGTCCTGAACTTGCAGGGCGGCACCGTCAGTAACCAGAGCGCGGTCGGGCAAACGGATACGCAGTGTAGAACCGATCTTTGCACCTTCAACAGCAAAGCTGTCGTCGTACTGGCGGTTCACGTTGCGGGTGATCACCAAGTTGTTCTCAAGAATTTCGAGAGACTTGCGGGTGATCATGTCAATGGTAAGAAGCGAGTTACTCATGATGATTTCCTAAAATTAGCGGTTGCGAAGTGCCCGCGCCTTGTCGAGTTGTCGTTGGCGCTCGGCAGCAATCCAGTCCGATGTACTCATGCTTTTGACAGAACGAGGATCGGTGGTGTCAGTGACACCAGTGGTTGTTGCTCGTGCGGTTACCGGACGAATCGGGTCAGGCGCAGTTGAAGTTTTCTTTTGGAAAGGCTCGGCAGATATCTTAGCCTCAACTTTTCCAATCTCACGCGCTTGCAATAGCGGCGACAAGCGAGATATGCGATCAGCTTCCTTGGGGTTGCTGCCCAGCCAGTAGGCCAGATCAGGTCCAAGGTCAGACGCTTTGATAGTTTCGGCCATTACATCGGTGACGCGAAGGTTTGGGTTATACGCAACTTGGTCAAAGTCATCGTATTTAGACCGGGCCTCTTCCTCACGCTCTGCAAAGGTTTCTTCAATCTCAGCGCGTTGTTTCTGGATTTCCCGATGTTGGACCAGTTTTTCAGCTTCAGCACGGATGAAATCACCATATGCTTGGGGGCTGTCAAATTGATCGGCAGTCGGAATCTCCGTTGGCGCGGCTGGCACGGGTGCCTGCTTTGCCTGCTGCTCACGTTCCCATTTGCGCTGTTCTCTTGCGAGGCGCTTGCCAATCATCGCGTCGATTTCAGCTTGCGAGTACTTTTTTTCCTCTTGGGCGTTACCGTCTTGACTTTCAGCTACTACCGGCGCATTTTGTGCATTGTCCGTGGTGGCCGTCACCTCGGGTGCTTGCGCGGAGTCTACTTCCGCTAAGGCTTGGACTTCATCAGTCATGTTTAACTCGTGTGAGTTCCCGGTCTACTGGGCCGGTACAGTTGAATATTACACCTAAAAATTTATTTGGTGTTGATTGGTTTGCAGTAAATCACGCCAGCAGATGAAATCTGGATGGCGCTGACTCGCCACAGACCGCTGGTGCTGATTGGCACTTTAAATGCAATAGGTGTGAACGATGGGATTGGGGTGCTGGCAGTCGTTGCCACAGCGCCTTCGCCCACTTCAACGTAGCAGGGTTGGTCGGACCAAACCATAACACCTTCGGGGCCAGCGGGCCAGCCAGATGTGTTGGCCGCTGTACCTGTGAAAGATGCAGTTTGAGCAGGAAAACTTGCTTTGGTGAGAGCGTTGAGAAGTTCCATAATGGTTCCTTTATGCCAAGAATTTTAATTTGTACAAGGTGGACAGGTAAAGCCCGACGATTTCATCAATGATGTTCTGGATCGGGGTGTCGGTTTTGCTTACCACCTCGTACCGCATATCTTCAATGTCTTTGAGAGACTGCTCCAAAAACTCAATGATGTTGCTGTTTTTCTTGGCGCTCATCAGGCTGATAGGCCCAATTAAACCATGACGGCCTTGATACGCCTCGGCAAACTTGTCGGCCAAGTCAATTACCTCGTCGTAGAACGTGTTCAGCGCCGAGTGCTTGGAAAAGCTGCGGGTGTTCAGGTGAACCGAATGGGCCACATCACGGGCCAAGAACAGTTCGCCTACAAAATCAGCGCATTTCATTCATCTCTCCTTGGGGTGGCATCATCTCTGGCTGCATTTCGGGCATTTCACGTTGCTCAGTCATCATGACCATGTTGTCGTTGCTCTCCATCGCAGCAGCCACAACGCCCATAGCGATGTCTTGGATTTGTTGCTCACTCATGCCAGCCTGAACAGCGGAAATGCGTTGTGTCTCGGCCTGGTATGCCTTGATGTCAGCCTCAAACTGTTTGATCTGCATCTCGCGGGCTTCCATGCTCTGGTTGACGTTTTGCAACATCTGAAACATGTTTTCCATCTCAGCGGCCATTGCCTCCATTTGCTGGTTGGCAGCAGCAAGGGCTGGATCATCTTCATCGGCCAGCACTTTGGGGTCAATGGTTTTCTTGAATCGCTTGGCGAGGTCTTGAGCACCGGGCCAGTCCATGTTCTTGACAAACAGGTCGCCAGCAACTTGCCACAATTGTGGATTGCCTTGCAGCAACTGAGCCATCGACTCAAGGGCTTCTTGGCGCTTGGTAGCGTAACCAGGACCAGTGATCACACGCACATCGTACTTGCCAACAGACGGGTTGTAGATCTTTTCGATCAACGTGCCTTCTTGGTCCACGATGCGCTTGACTGGTTCCTCTTGCATCGGGTTCATCTTGACGGAATCTGGCTCACCGTCTTCGCCAATGATGCGGGCAATGCGCTCAGTGTCGTAAATCTTGGGTATCAGGTCCACCAGTTGACGGCCAATGTGACGGATCGCACGGGCCAAGTTGTCAACGTAGTGGTAGGTGCCAATGTCGCCCTCACGCTGGCGGGCGAGAATGGCTTTGCCAGAACGCTCGTTGCTGGTCATGCCCAGCGATGCGTTGTACTGGCCGGTGGCCGACTTGATGTCCTCGGCAGCGCCCGCCTTGGCTTGCAGCAGGCCGCTAGAGGCCATTGGAGGCTGTGCCCGCTGGGGTAGTGGCAACACAGCGCCTTGGCCGTCTGTAACGTCTGGATTGACCTCGAGATAGGGCCAATTGTTCGTGTTGGCAGTCTTCCACTGCTGCTCGTAACCTTCAAACTGCCCACCGTAGCCAATGAAGGGGGCTTTGGGGGCCAGCGCCAGCATTTCGGCTTCTTGGCTTACCCAGTAGTTGTACATGCGTTGGGCGTCTTTGGCGTTGCGCACCAAGCCCGACACGTACATCTGGCCGTCCACCTCAAACTCGTTGCCGACCACGCGCACCACGGGAATGTAAGCACCGGCCCACTCGCGTTCTTCAAGAATGTCGT